ACAAAATGCGAATAACTCAGCAGGGAAACGCTACGCCCGGATTCATGGCCCTGCTAGGTGCAGGCGGCGCAGGAGCCACAGCGGCAGCGAGGGGCTCTCACCCTGTCTCGCAGCAGGCTGGTCAGCTATGGGACGACCTAAAGGGTACGGCTCAGGGGTTATTGGATGTTGCAGAGATGCCGGCCCGAGGTCTGCAGGGCTTGGGTCGTGTCGGCTATGGAATGCTGACAGGCGAAGGGTTCGATGAGTCCATGCGGCAGGGTAACGACGTGCTGCAGGGAGGCACTGAGGCCGCAGCCAAGAGGGCTGGGGATGAGGTGTTCAAGAGGACCGGATCTGCCGAGATGGCGACCGCAGCGTACACGGCCGTGATGACCGGAAGCCCTATCTAAAACTAGTCAAAAACTACTCGCTCCGGGCAGTCGCTACCCACAGGGACGAGATAATAATAAGATAATCAATGGCTTACGCCTGAAGACCTCCGACTACGAATCAGGGTGTCGGAGGTTCGAATCCTTCCAGGCGCGCCATTAAATCAATGACTTAGGGGCTTCGGCCCCTTTTTTTGGTTAGGGTTTTGGGTAGAATATTGATTTCATCTACCCACGCTAAAAGTTAGCAGTTTACTACGCAGTGGCCTCAATCAGCTGCAGCTTGCGGACGTAAACCTTTCGCATATTAGGTGATCGGTGACCGGCCCAGTTATTGACCTGATCGCTGATACCCTTGGCCTTCAGATCGTGCAGCGTGAAGTGCTCGATGCCCTCCCTCCGCGTCCGCTCTATAAGGCGCCTCCACGCGCTCTTAAAGCCCTGTGTCGAGTACCCGTAGCAGATGTGCTCCCCACCGTTAACGTCGCTCACAGCGGCTCTGAGGCGGTCTGACCACAGGGTGATCTCGCCCTCACTCCCCTTGCTGCGAATCACTGTCAAACCGTCCTCGACAATGTCCTCCCGGCGCAGTGCTAACACCTCCGACTTACGCATGCGGCAAAGATAGGCAAGCTCCATTATCTGTACCAGATACGGGTTTGCTAGCGCCTTGATGCTGTCAAACTCCTCGTCGGTGATGTAGCGCTGACGTGGCAGCTCCTCGTTCATGCGGACCCCCAGGCACGGGTTAGTCGGCAGCTCGTGAAGCTCGTCGGCCCAGTTCCACGCAGACTTGAGCATGGCCACCCTGCGGTTAGCTGCAACCGGGTGCGGGTACGAGTCCAGAAAGCCACGTATCGTGCGCTTGGTGATGTGGGCAAGCTGCACACGGCCGAAAACGCCGCCCTCGATTCTAGTCGAGAGCAGCGAATCCTTGTATGTCAGGTAGTCGGCCTGAGTCTTGGTGGCCAGTCGCATAAACCGCTTCGACTTGGTGTACTCGTCCAGTAGCCACGCCAGTGTGAACATCTCGGTCTGCTGCAGGCTCCATGCCTCCCACACCTCGGCGCTCGAGGCGCCGGGTGCTGCTATGACCTGACGGGGACCCCAGTCGGGCTTGTTGTCTTTCCAGCCTAAATACGGGCGGTACTCAAACCCTCTTTTTGTTTTTGAAACGTACCTCGGTAGTGCTCTTTGATCCGTCATGCCATCGCTCCAGAAGTTCGTGAGTTGTTCGTGGCTTACCGTCACTACCCACAACGTGCGGTATATGACTAGCCTTGAGCCACTCTATCACCTTTGTTTGCTGCCGACAACCTGACAGCTCCTGAAGGTCCTCAAAGCTCACCACCATTTTCAGCCTCCTCATTCATCATCACCATGAGCACCGTGTTAGCGTTCTCAAGGTGCGTTGCCATGCGCCCTAACTTATACGTCAGGTAATTGATGTACACACCGCAGGCAACAAGCGCGCCGGCCAGTATCCATAACTCAGTCATAGCTATCCTCCGGTTGTATCTCATAAGAAACCCAACGCCAGTCCAGCATGAACTCGCCGTGACTCTTGGCGTCACTCTGGCAGTCAAAAGGCCCCTCGGGATCTTGCTCACCACCGTCTCGGTCAAACATGACAACCCAATAATTCATGTCAGCTCCTCGATAACCCACCAGACGTTAAACACCAGCAGCGCAACAACTACGCCGTAGTAAATCGCCTGCTCCCACTTCTGCCAATCCCTCACTTTCCTATCCTCCTTAGTCATACATGAGCGACCCCTAAACATGGTGTCTAGGTGATCTATAATCAGAAAAACAGCGAGGGCTAGGCCCCCGCTAATCAGTACCCACTCAGTGACGGTAATCACTAGAACGGGATGTCGTCTGCAGGCGCCAGAGCCCCTACGGGGTGGTTAGCCGGTGCAGATGCCTTGTCGGGGTCAGGCTTCCATGTGTCGACCTTTGAGTAGAACTTGCCGTTCTTCGACTCGAGGTTCTGGATGTTGACCCACTCCTCGCCGGGGTTCTCCGCTAGGTAGCCCTTAAACCACTCCCGGAACTGGGCGACGTTGATGCTGACAGTGCCCAATACAAAGTCAGGCGCTCCGTCACGCTTGGGCTTTGGGTACATACCGTTGACCATTAGGTTGTCGTCTGCGTATTGGCTCATGCTTTGATCCTTTTCATTTCAGATTGTTGGGTAGCGTCCAGTCGTGCCCATAGGGCCTGCCGCTCGTAGGTGGTTAACTCGTTGACTGTCTCAGCCAGCAACATGCTGTCCTCGTTAGCAATCGCCTCCTCAATTGCCGTCTTAACCTCAGTGAAAAACTGCTCAGCCTGCTTGAGCATAGCCCTGTGTGCTTCCTTGTAGGACGTCTTCTTGCCGGGCGGTGCACCGTTAAACAACTCGACCTGATCGACCTCTGACAGGCTGTTGATGAACTGGTGGAACGCTACAGCGTCACCAGCGTCAATCAGCGCCTGAGCCCTCTCATAGCCGCTCTCAGTGACTACCGATTTCATGTCACCCAAGTACAGGGAGATGCCGATACCGTGCATGGCGATGCACTTAACTAGGCACCTCATCTGTGCGCTGTTGTAGTCAAACGCGCTAGGGTTAGCCAGCGGCTTGTTGCGGTGGTCCAGTACAGGCAGCTGCATCTCATGCGTTAGCCCGTCAACCGTCACCGTGACCCGGACCATGACCGTCTCGTTGGGCAGTATGATCGGCTCCAGCCACTCATACGTTGCCTGCGGGAAGTGATCCATCAAGCTTGCCCACGCCACAGACCAGCTCAGGTACGACAGGCCGCCGTGCTTGACCTCCACGCCGTGGCTGACATCTACCCGGCTAAGCTTTCGCCAGTTGCTCTCACTCATTCTCTAGCTCCTCTATTAACCAACCCAGATATACCTGCGCCTTGCGTAGATCCTCTATCGGCTTGCCCTTGACCTTGTAGCGGTGCGTGTACTTCAGCACGTTGCCCTCGAGGTAGCTCTCAAACTCCTCGCCCAGCTGCTGGCGTATGTAGTCAATGCACTCCACCTCACCGCCCGTATAGTGGCTGGGCTGCTCCACCTCGTCAGGCAGTGACCGGGTGCCGGCCTTGTATCTGGTCCTGTGGTCGTGAAACGTTGCCTTGCGCCCTAGCGTGTCCCACTCCGCTGGCGTCACGTCGTCGATGCTGTCAGTCATGCGACCCTCCTTATCTTGCTGCCAAGGTTCATGGGCTCCGCATAGGGCAGCCCGTCGATTACTACACCGCAGCCGATGATCGGCTTGTTCTTGAAGTTCCTGCCATAGGCAAAGGCCATGCTGCTGTTATCGACACCGCATCCCACCGCCAGTCCCCACACCAGCTCCCTGTCGCTTGCCGTGTAGCTCACGCCAAAGTTGCTGTGGTTGTGCCCGGTCACCGTGCATTGCATGCGCTGCTTCGCGTCGTTGCGGAAGCCGTTAACACCGTTGGCGGTCTCGCCGTGGTGGTAGAGCACGCCGTCTATCTCGACCTGATCCTCGACCTCCCAACCCGGAGGCATCTGGAACAGGTCCTCAATCGGCCGCATGTAGATCGTGGGCTCCATGCCCAGCTTCTTGAGCTGCCTTGCGGGTATCCTGTCGTGGTTGCCCATTATCAGGGTCAAATATGGGAACGCCTCATACCATCCCTGAGCGCGCTCTAGCGCGTGCTCGTGCTCCCCGTGGACGTTGTGCAGCACCGGCTCGCTGTCGTGGAAGCTAAGACTGTGGTTGTCGAAGAAGTCACCGATGTGGATGACCGTATCAACCTCCCACTGATCAAAGGTTTCCCGACAGAACTCTAGGTAGCCCGGCTGCTCGTAAGGGAGGTGGGTGTCACCAATTATCCCTACTCTACTCATAGCTTTCGCCTCCAGTGGTCTGGCAGGGTCTCTGCCGTGAACCATGCAAAGTCGTGCTTGTCGCACCACTCGCTGATTGATGCTCGGGTTCCGTCTTTCCGTCGGACTGCTCCGGGCATGTTGGTGTTGGGGTTCTGGAGGATGAAAACCAGCTCCTCCGTCGGCTTGAGGCCATCCCTGACCGCAAGGTATTTCCGCGTCTCTGTCCGATCTCTGAACCTCCCCTTTGCCTCTACATAGGTCGTCGTGCCGTCGTCGTTCCACACCACCCAGTCAGGTTCGTAGCGGCTCTCTATCGAGTAGTAGAGCCGGCAGTCCTCCGGGTGGTAGTTGGCCTCCGTTGGGTCGAGGATTGCGTACAGCTTCCTCTCGAACCCGCTGTCGAAATGAACATCACTCATTTGCCGCTCCTTGCTGCTACTTGGCAGTGATCCATCACCATTTGCTTGATGTGATCCGGGACCCTCTCAAAGAGGGCCCGGCGCTTGGTCTTGCAGGCCAGAGACATGATCTCCTCGGCCCACTTCCGCGGGCGCTTCTCGTCAATCATTGCCCCGACGTCATCGGCTTGCTTTTTCCTAGCCACTAAACGCCCCACTCGCACTTGTCGCCCACACAGGCCAAGGTCTGCGACCCGGTCGTGTTGTCCGACTGCTCGAACGACTTCAGCTCGTCCCAGTTGATCTTGGGCATTGCCTTCACCGCGGCCTTGTAGGTCTCCGCGTCACACTCTTGGTAGG